TATGATTCCGCCGTTATTGGATTGATCGAGCCGCCCGAAAAGACTGTCAAGCGAAACATTCAGGGCGTCAGCTATTGCAAGCGCCGTCCTTGCTGAAATATCCGTTCCGCGTTTTTCAATATCATACAATAGACCTTTACGAATGCCGCACATTTCAAATAATTTGTGTACGGCGATTTTTTGTTTTTTGCATTCGGCGCGGACGTTTGCCGCAAATTGTTCATTATACATAAATAAACCCCCTTGTTTTTGTACAAATCGGAAAAATGCGTAAATTTACGCAAAAGCTATTGACATTCGTAAATTTACGAGTATAATTATATACATAGGTATTAAACAGGGCGCAAAAAAGACAGCCCCGTAAAAATACGTTTTTTGACGGAGTATATTTGTTATTGGCGTAACTAAATTATACGCTTTTTTTCGGGGTTTGTCAATACCTATATGAATATTTACGCCGAGGGGGTGAAAAAGTGGACAGTTTCGGCGAAAGATTAAGAAAAGAGCGTCAGCGGCTGGAAATGTCACAAGCAGACGTCGCCGACAAAATCGGAGTTGCACAGCCCGTTTATTGCAAATATGAAACGGGGGCCATTGCGCCAAATATCAACATTGTGGTGCGCCTTGCTGATTTGTTCGGTGTTTCGGTTGACTATCTTTGCGGAAAGGACGGGGGAGAAAATGACGGTTGAAGAAATCAAGCAGAGTAACGCGGACGTTTTAACGGCGGCTGACGTTGCGGGGGTGTTGGGGTGCAAGCCGTACAGTATTATTGTTCAGGCAAAGACGGCGCCCGCGGCCTTGGGTTTTCCCGTTTCGGTTATCGGTTCCCGCGTGAAAATTCCGCGGATCCCATTCTTGAAATTTTTGGGGGTGACTGTATGAGCGACACAACAAAGGCGGCTTTACTGCTGATAGGTTGGGCGGTGTTGTCGTTTTTGGCGCTGGGTATTAAAAATGCCGCAATCGGTATTTTTATTATATCGACGCTGACGCTTGTTTTGTTCCTGATTTTTTATTCCTCTTGGCTGATCGAAAAAACAGAGGAACGAACACGGCGTTACATCGAGCACCAAAATGAAATGATCCGCAGGGGGTGCGAAAATGGCAGCCGAAAAAATTTTTGAAAACAAAGTCAAGAAATTTCTTGACGACCGGGGCGCATGGTTCATTAAGTATTGGGCGGGCGCTCAATACACAAAAAACGGGATCCCCGACATTTTGACTTGCATTCACGGCTATTTTGTAGCGATCGAAGTTAAAGCAGAGAACGGACGCCCGACGCCCATTCAGCTTTTCAACGTTCGGAAAATCAACGACGCGGGCGGGTTTGCGTTTGTTCTCTATCCGTCAGCATTCAGAGCATTCAAGAAATTTGTTGAAGAGTTGGAACACGACGTTTACAACCGCGACGAAATCCCGGAGATCTGGAAATGAAAAGGGGTGTAAATATGGAGAATTTCAAGGAAATTGACAAATGCGACGTGTGGCCGCATTTGCAGGCGGGTAAAAAGGTTTACGCTGTTGTAATGAAAAGTAAATGTTTCGCACTTGGAATAAAATTTCTTTTTAAGGAATGGGACGTGAACGATATAAACCGCATATTAAAAGACGATGAAAAGAACGTTATATTTTACGAAGAAATCGAAAAGGGAGTGTAAATAATGGCAAGTTTGCAAAGAAGAATTTCCCGTGCAATGGTGTTTAAGACGATGAACGCGAAACAAAAGAAGTTGCGCAGGGCAGAGCGTAAAAAGGCGCGAGAGAACCCACAGGCGGAAGCGAAACGGCGCGCGGCAATTGCTGAACATATTTTGGAGCAGGGGGTGTAATTAATGCCGACAATGTACGATCTGACTGCTGATTATATGGCCGTGTATGAAATGGCAAGCGATCCCGACACCGACCCGCAGGCAATAGCGGACACGCTGGAAGCTATCGGGGAAGAAATCGAAATCAAGGCCGAAAATTCCGCAAAGGTGCTGAAAGAGCTTGAAGGGGACGTGGTGAAACTGAAAGCGGAAATCGAACGACTTGACGCCCGCAGAAAGAGCATTGAAAACAATATCAAGTCCATAAAGTCGCGTATATACGACGCAATGAAGCTGACGGGCAAAGAGAAATTCAAGACGGCGCTGTTTTCGTTCTCTATCGGGAAAAATCCCGTCAAGCTTATAATCGACGATGAAAAGAAGATCCCGAAAAAGTATTTTGTTCCGCAGCCGCCAAAGCTGGACGCGGCAAAGCTGAAAGAGGATTTGAAAGCCGGAGCCGTGAGGAAATACGCCCATTTGGAGCAGGGTGAAAGTCTTAGAATTAAGTAATAAGGGGGTGTAAATATGGGTGATACTATCGAGAATACGGGCGACAATGGCGTTTTTATTGGGTGTGTTGATAGGGCGAGAAGATCGGGTATAAATCCGACACATTACGACGAGGTTATTATATTTCTTGGAAAAGAAATTGATCGTTACCGTGAAAAAATAGAACATCTTGAAAATATCGTCGAAAAACAACGGTACGAGATCGTTAAATTACAGGGCTTTCAGAATGCGGTTAATTCGCATAAAGGGGCGCCAACGCCGGAAAAAGAACAGAACGAAACGACCAGCCTTGAAGAAGTGCAGGAAAACACGGCGGGGGATATAATCAAAGCGTTATCGGATAACGGTTATAATATATCTATCAATCTATTCAAAAATGATGAAAGCGAGGTCAAATAATTATGGGAATTCCTGTTTTTGTGCTTGGGCATTCCGGCACGGGCAAAAGTACAAGTTTGCGCAATTTCAAAAGTGCTGAGATCCTGCATATCAACGTAATGTCAAAGCCGTTACCGTTCAAGGGGCGTTTCGCCGAAACCTACAACGGCGACGATTACAAGAGCATTGCAAAGGCAATGAACAAGACAAAGTGCAAAACAATTGTCGTTGACGACGCACAATATTTAATGACTAATGAGTTTATGCGCCGTTCGTCCGAAGTCGGTTATCAGAAATTCACAGACATTGCGAACAACTTTTGGACGCTGATAAACAGCGTCACAAATGATTTACCGTTTGATGTGATTGTCTATTTCCTTATGCACACAGACACCGACGACAACGGCAACGAAAAGGCAAAGACGATCGGAAAGCTGCTTGACGAAAAAATCTGCATCGAAGGAATGTCAAGTATTGTTTTGAAAACGAACGTCAAAGACGGGGTTTATACATTCGTTACACAGAATAACGGACACGATACCGTAAAAAGCCCGCTTGGAATGTTCCCGACGTTCGAGATTGACAACGATCTGAAAGCCGTTGACACAACAATTCGGAAATATTGGGAATTAGATATTCCGTTCGAGGACAGCGGGGAGATTATGGCCGAACATGACGCGGCGGTTGACGCGGGCGGTATATCGACGGACGCCCCGAAACCTGAAAAGAGAGAACGGAAGCGCCGCAACCGTGGAGAAATGCCCGCAGAGCCTACAGACAGCCCCGCAGAGCCGCCCGCCGAGGTCGAGGAAGAAAACGACCCGCCGAAAAGAACACGCCGCAGGAGAGCCGCAGAGAACACGACAGAGGACACGCCCGCAGAAATACCCGAAGAGGTACAACCCGAAGCGGGTGAGAGAGCAGAAAAGGCAATACGCCGCAGGCGCAGACGTATAATTGATGATGAAGATTGAAAGGAGTGAAAAGGAATGAAGTTTGCAAAGCTGCTGAAAATGGCCGCGGGTTCAGGGGTCATTATCGAGAGGGACGGCGAAAAATGGCTGATGTCAGAAACAGTAATGATGAAGATACCAAACGAAATGAATGTTGTTGCGGCGTTCAGAATGCAGGATCCTACATTCTGCAAAGAGGTATTTGAACATTTTGCCGATGAAGATTATTCAACCGCAGAGCTGACGGACGCGGAATTACCTATTCCCGAAATGTCAGCGTCAAAAATTATGCGTATATTCACCGACGAGGAAGGCGGCGAAATCACAATTTCAAACAAGCATTTCGGTTTGATCGAAAAGTCCGACGAATGTTTGACGATTTACGG